TGGCTTCAAAGAACTTGGTTACGTAGAGGAGATGATGTAATGATTGTTATTGATCGTGAAAGCCCACAGGGTAATGCGTTTTACATTCTTGGTGTTGCACAAAAGCTGATGAATCAGAAGGGTTACACTGCTGAAGAACAAGAATGTGTTTTGACTGAGATGAAGTCAGGTGACTATGATGACTTGTGTAGTGTGTTTGAACAAACGTTTTGTGATGATGTGGAGTTAGTATAATGGGAAAAGTAGAGTATAACGGTAAAGTCTATGACGCACGTCATGGTGGTCCTTTTGACCGAGGTGCTGCAGACAGCTATTATGGTCGTGCTCCAAATCCTCATTATTTTGTTGGGGCTACTTATTCAACTGATAAAGTCACTCGTGATCAAATGACGCAAGAAGAAATAAAAGCGTATCATGCAGGGTTTGATGAGAATGAAGAAGCAGGTAACTTTAAGGATTACTAATGATTTATAAACATGAGAAGTGGGGAGACGACAAGTATTACCAGATAGTCCCTCGTTTCAATGGTGGCTTTGTGCTACGTGAATACAACAATGGTGCAAGACGCACTGATGTTGATATGACACCCCAAGATAAAGATAACTTTGAAAAACTATTGGAGAGAAATGGCTGGTATGAATACATTCGTTAAAGAACTCAAAGCACAACACAAAGAGTTTATGCGAAAGCAAAAGAAACAAGCAGGTGTAAAACGCAGAGAGAACAAAAAACAAGATGATGAACTTGAGTTATATAATCCCCATTACACTGATGCTCCACGTTATGCTGAAGAATACTATGGAGATGTCTATCGTGCCACAACTCGCTACGATAACGATTGGGACTAATGATTGATTATCTGAAAGCAGCTAAGATTCATATGGAAGGTGATGGTCTCAGGATCATCACCCAAAATAGTTTTGGGTATGGTGATATCTTAAGACTTATGGCATACGCCGAAAGCCTGATGTTAAGTTCATCTAGAAAGGTTCACGTGACTTATGTGCTACCACCACATTACCCTTGGTCTTATCAATATGAATATAACATTAACTATGCTTTAAGTCAGTTCAACTTATTAACAACATATGATGTTGAGATAACTTCTCTTGACACCTATGCTCATAAGTACACAAATCTTCTAAAGAAAGAATATGCAGAACAAGTTGCAGCATGGTTAGGGTATCCAAAGTTGACTCCAAAGCATAGTTCTAGTGATGGCGATTATGTATGTGTGTGGACATCATGGACGAATCTAAGTCCTGTATCTAAAGATAAAATGCCTATAAATAAAGATGAGTTCGAAAGTTTTTTAAAAACACTTGACATTCCTATCAAAATGGTAGATTATAGAATGAATATTGAAAAAACCTTCGAGACGATTCGTAATAGTAAACTGTGTCTAGGTTACGAAGGAATGGGACAGCAGATAGCATACCACTACGGCAAGCCTATCATCACTATGTCCAACCTTGTACAGGTATCTAAAAATACAGGTGGTCCTGAATCTAGGATTGCCAATGATCTAAAAACCGTAAGGAGATACTTGAATGTTCATTGACCCGATCATTATACAATGGATACTATTAGGCGCAGCGTCTGCCTGTGCCTTTATGGTCGGATTTGTGTGGTCCGACAATCGCAAAGAAGAGATTATAGAAAACACTATCGTCTATCTTGTAGAAAATGGTTTCGTTCACGCCAAAAAAGTGAACGGTGAAATCGAGATTATACCACTTGATGAGGTTGACAAACCTTAATCGTTTTGATATAATCATTGTTATGGAGATTTGTTATGGCTAGAAAAAAAAGACAGCTATCTGAAGAGCAACGTCAAGAACTACGTGAACGTTTAGAAAAAGCAAGAGCTTCTAAGGCTCCTGCTAAACAACTATCTATTCATGAGTCTATTCGACACTTACCAGATACAGACCCATTCGCCCCACCTCGTGTGCGTGGATGGATCAAGGCAACCAAAGAGCGTATGCAATCCATGCGTAAATGGAAAAACTCTAAAGATGTAAAAGAACGTCAGGCATATATCAACGAAGAAATATATCTTGGTAATCTGCAAGCGTATCTACGCACAGGTATTTACTTAGATAGTCGTTGGGGAGCTGAACGTCAACACTCTGTAAAGCAACGGTGTGTTGCCATGGCATATTATCCAGATGGAACACCCAAGAGAACCGTTGGGGTATTTTACCCTGACGTGGGAACCTATACTCAAGAAATGGCAGATGAGGATAATGCAGGAAGAAAACTTCTTAACAAAAACAAAGTTCACGCAACTCGTAGAGGAAACCGTAAAGTCGCATAAATCATCTTACATGGACGCAATCATTTTTGTATGTGATGATGTAGACGTAGACTTAGAAGATGTTCGAAAGTTTATATCACCCACCATTAAAGACAAACTTGAAGCTGAAGCAATGAGACTTAACTTTTTACCACAATCAAATTCATTACCTATAGAGTGACACATGATAAAACTACCACCCAAGTTATATTTAAAACGAAAAGATATTCCTATCCAGAGTCTTTTGGATATGGCAGAGGATCAAAGCGACTTTTCTGAGGCTGGTGTTTATAGAAAAGACTTTAACGGTGTTGATAAAAATACCAGATCAACAAAGGTTAAGAAAGATATCAAACCAAAAGATTATCCTGATATCTGCAAGTATCTTTTAGAGATGGTATCGATATGGAATGGTACACTTGATCCAAATGATTATAAGGTAGCAGAGTTTAACTATCTCAAGTATGAAAAGGGAGATCACTTTACAAGACACAAAGATATGTTGCCTGATGGCGAAAGGATATTTTCTACCTCAACTATCATCACTAAATCTGATGACCTAAAGGGTGGTGATTTTGTCATATTTCAAGACGATGGTTTTTTTCAAGCAATAGACCTAGATATTGGAGAGACAGTATTCTTTTCATCAGAAACTCATCATCAGATAGACCCTGTGATTTCTGGCACTCGTGAAGTTCTTGTTGCATGGATTTGGAAAAAGACTGAAAAAGAAAAGCAACTCGAAAGAGAAGTCATGGGCATGAGAGAACAAGAACGTAGAATGAAACAACAAGAAGAAATTCAAACTATGTAGTTGACTTTTTATAAATACTTCTTTATAATGGAATCATTGGACAATACAATATACAATAACATACAGTAAAATACGGAGAAATACATATGTCATTCGCAGCACTCAAACGTAATCGCACAGACCTTGGTAAACTTGTAGAAGCAGCTACAGGTGGTGAACAGAAAACAGATAATCGTAATGATGATCGTTTTTGGCAACCAACACGTGACAAGGCTGGTAATGGTTACGCTGTGATCCGTTTCCTACCTGGAAACGCAGACGCACCTACACCTTGGGTTCGTTATTGGGATCACTTCTTTAAGGGACCAACAGGTCAATGGTATGTAGAGAAATCGCTTACATCTATTGGCAAACCCGATCCACTCGCAGAAGCAAACGCAAAGCTTTGGAACGAAGATGGTTCCGAAGAGGCAAAGCGTATTGTGCGTGAACGTAAACGCAACCTACGTTATGTCGCTAACGTTCTTATCATCTCTGACCCTTCTAATCCAGAGAATGAAGGTAAGGTGAAACTATATCGTTTTGGAAAGAAAATCTTTGATAAGATTATGGACTCATTACAACCACAGTTCCCTGATGAGGCACCTGTCAATCCATTCGATATGTGGTCAGGCGCAGACTTCACATTAAAGATTCGTAATGTCGAAGGTTATGCAAACTATGACGCTTCAAGCTTTAAAGCACCAAGCGAGTTACGTGCAGGTGATGATGAGGCAAAAGAGTCTTTGTATAATCAACAACATGACTTATCTGAGTGGGCTGATCCTGCCAACTATAAGTCATACGATGAACTTAAGTCTCGTTTGGCTATTGTGCTTGGTGAGTCAACACCTCGTACACGTCAACAAGTAGAAGATTTGGATGATGAAATCCCATCGTTCGAAAATCGTTCTGCCCCTGCACCAAGTGCACCATCGACACCTGAACCTCAGATCACAACGGCTGAGAGTTCCATGGACGATGATGACACCATGGCTTACTTTTCTAAGTTAGCCGCAGAAGACTAAAGAAAGAGGCTCCTTCGGGAGCCTTTTTTAATGCACTTGTCCTATAGCTACGCCAAAGCCACGCATAGACATATATTTCTTTTCATATCTAAGATCAACTGATGACATACCAGAACCTTGTAGATACTTCTTATCAGATGATCCAGCTGGTGGACCGCTTTGGGTTTTTACAGAGTTATCAACATTATTGATGGTGATACTTTGACCGCCTTGTTGCATTGCCCCATATGTTGGTATCTCTTCACCTCTAAGTTCTTTTAGTCCCATGATAGCATTACTTAAATCTAATCTTGGACCATATCCTTCAGCACCTTTGAGTTCTTCACTTGTTATTATGTTATTATTGTCTTTGTCGATGGTCTTAAGTATTCTTTCATATTCTGCAATCTGAAGTTTTCTTGCAGCTTCATCAACTGTACCCGATCCAATCAAATAATCTTTTAGCCAATCAGGTAATACACCAACAACACTATCTTTGATTTGTTGTCCAATCTCAGAGATGTTTGGAAGCCAACTTGACAAATAAGTAAAGAAGTCCATAGTCCAATCAATAACTTTTTGTTTAATATCGATTGGGTTCTCAGGGTCTGTCCATCCTAAAAAACTTCCAAGCCAGTTGAATATTTTGTTTGGAATAATCATCATAACATCAGTAAGTGTGTCAAGACCCTCTACACCAAACCCTAATCCAGTTAAAAATGTGTTCCATGCCTGTTTACCTGCCTCTGCAGGATCACTAAACAATGTACCTACCCAGTTAAATAGCTTTTTAGGAATGCCTAGAATAGTCTCAAACATATCTTTCAGTCCTTTTTCAATATCAACATTGTCTAATGTTTCCGCAGCAGAGTCCCATCCTATCTCTTTAAATGCCCAACTCAAAAGACTTTTTAATAGGTTAGCTGGAGCACCAAGAAAGTCGCCTAGTGCACCAGAGATACCTGCCGCAAACTTGTCATATGTGTCCCCCTCTTTTGTCTGATACGCATTAACACCATCAAATATAGACATGACTACACCGATAGGCCAAAGTATCTTACCGAATAACGAAGCAAACTTACTTGCACCTGTCATAAATGGTCGCATGAACTCAAAAATAGCTTTGCCTGTTCCTGTGGCAAACTTCGCAACACCTTCAGAGATACGCACCAAAGGTCTTAACAATCTACCAATCTGAAACGTAACTCTACCAATAATGTTTTTCTTAAAGTTACCTTCCGCATCCCGTATAGTTATTAGTTTACCATCAGCACCAATACCAAATACATTTAAGAACTTTGTTCTAAGACTCTGTAGAGCATCCTCTACTGCCTGTGTTACAGTAATGGTTTGTGTTCCTATTTTTTCACCTTTTGTGTTTAGATAGTCTATAACTTTACCTTCAGGCCCAATACCAAAAATACGTCTAAGAACACTTAAACGTACATTATCCATACCCTTAGATATTACCCCTATTATACTTGATGGCAGACTTCTTAGCTTTTTAATGTATCCTAGTTCCCATCCTCTTAGTCCTTCCAATGCACCCACAAGTGCTGTAAAACCTGCAAATGCGCCACCTTTTGATAGTAGCATACCAAGATTCAGACCTAGATTATTCGGTCCTTGTTTAGATGCTGCGCCAGGAGAACTTCTAGTTTCTCTCTGTACTTTTTTTGCCTCAGATGCAGCTTCTTCTTGGTCTTTGATTTGTCGCTTTAAGAACTTAAAATGCTCTTCAAAAACATAGCGAAGTTTGTCAACTGAATCAGTTGTTTGATCTTGCTTCTTATTGTTTTCAGCTAACGCTTTTACCACGTCTTTAAAATCAGCCATTTTTCATCCTTTGCCTTTCAGCCTCCGCTTGCTGTTCTTTGATTTGATCAACAAGCATTTGTAAGTATATTTCTCTTTCCCAAGGTATCATACTTTCTATTTCATCAAGAGAATAATGATGGTTCTGTATCAGTTGAAAGTTCACATTATAATAGTTAACCAAGTTATCATGAGAAAGAGATACTAAAAAAAATCGTTCATTCCTCTCAACTTCAACTCATTATTAGCATTACAACTTGTGCATTCGAATGACGCATCATAGCTTACCTGTGGCATAGCTTCGATGAACACTCGAATATCATCAAACTGTGATGTAGACAGAGATTCAATGAAATCCATTTGATCTTGTGGAGTTTCATCTTTAAACGAAATAATCTCATCATCTGTCAACACCGATTCAATACATTTTGAAATCATATTAAATGTTTGTTCTGTTGTAGACTCGCTCATAAAGATATCCCCACCAACAAGGTCCATGTATGATGGATACTTCATCTTAATACTAATATCATCGTTCAATACAATAACAGAATCTACATCAGGCATGTCAGCTTTGATATCATCCAAAACCACAGAGATTTCATTTTCAGTTTCGCATTGTGTACACTGAGGTGTCAGTTTAATATTCTCACCGACAGATTTTGATCTAATGTTAACAAACATATATTCAATATCAAAACTTGTCAGCGTTTTTTTATCAATAGGTTCATCCACACATGCAACGATAGTATCAGCGATAGCTTGGAAGATTTGCGTTTGATCTTGACTTTCAAGAGCAAGCATCAAAACCTTTTCTTCTTTCACTAGATATGGTCTAAACCGCACATTCTGTTGTGTAGATGGTATTACAAGATCATACTTTGGTTTATCATTTAGCTTTGGTAACGCCATTTCATTTCATCCTTTAGTTAAATATTCTCCCTAATGCTGTTCCGATTTGAGTTTGAATAAACTTCTCAGTCGTACTGGCTAACTCTACTTCATTAGCATACCAGTTTGTATATGAGAGTTGCACATTCAGTTCGACAACACCATCAAGTTCGTTATTTAGTTGAATATCATTCATTGTTGTTGGGAATGCGTCTATGAGTGTACATGAATAAATCACATCATCATTAGTCACATAGTTAAGATCAAGTTGACCCTGAGCCAAGTCGATTGGACCAAACTTGGGTAATCTGTTTTGTATTTCTGAAGGTAACTTAGGAATACCAAGTGGAGTTTGATACACTGGTAAACCAATGCCCTTCTTAAGTTGTTCGATGACAACCTGCTTACCATATCCTTCTTTGCCTCTGAGATAGCCCACAGAATGGTCTGATTGGTTCACTGCAAGGTTTTGCCACACCTCAAAGTATTTTCTGATACCATAGTCATTTAAAACATGAAACGTCACCGAAACGACACTTACACCATAGCCATAAGGAACCTTTTGAGTTCTCATACCAATCCTACGTTCATTGGTTAGAACTTGTCTCCCTGGCATTACAACGTCTTTGCAAAGTAGATTGACTTCTTCACTTGTAGCACCTGGAAGCGAAGGTAGCTTTACTCTGAAAACATTTGGACGTGCTATACCATCTTTTCTAGAGATAAGACTTTTCATTGTATCAATACTAGACATTAAATCATCCTTCTAGAATCTTTGTATACTTGAGAACCACTTGCTTTCTGCCATGATGCAGTCGGTAGAAATGTAGCGATCTCCCACTCAGGTGCAGGTATTCTTGCAAATCTACTTCTCACTTGTTTGTTCAAGTAATGTTTAACACAAGGCTTGAAGTGTTTGAACTTGGCTGTTCTCTTAAGTAAGTCATATGTAACATCAAACTTTGTACTTTCATTGTACTTAGTGTTGGTTGTCACGTCCATCAAGGCATCTAGAAACTTTGCTCTTAGTAATGGGGGAAGATAATGCAAGTTCAATCCTAGAAAGCCCCCTTCGGCTGGACCAATAACAATAACTAACGGAAACGCATCGTAGTATGGTAAAGTCTCTTTATGCTTTGGATCGTAGAAAAACATCTGCATAGAGCCAATGAGCTGCCTATTGGTAAGCTTTAATGAGTCATCCCTCATGATGTCATTGCGATTTACTCTACGAATACGAGTTAAGCGTTTACGAAACCACTCCCTAGACTCTTGTGTTCTGGGAGTAATACCTGCTCTAAATGCTTCGATTTCTAAGTTTTTAAATAAGTTTGACATGCTATTATTTATATTGATTTTTGGGGTTGACGAATCGATAAAATAGTATATAATTAAATAGAGGTTTTTGAGGTGGGTGAGTATACTACTTTTTCTTAGGTTTAGGTAATGGTTTTAGAGGCTTAATCTTTTTCTTAGGCTTAGGAAGTATACCCATAGCTGATAGTTTATTCTCTGTCCATATTTCAAATCCCCATCCACGATCCGCAGCGTATTCTTGAGCAGCACTCCATTTGTTCATATTCTTAACATATGTCATACCTTCATTGATATAACGTTTAGATTTTCTACCATGGAATGCAGGAGGCTTTGTTTCTTTCTCAGGTTTTATTTCAACAAGAACAGTCTTACCACTTGTATATGTGATTTTTAAATCCATAAAGTATCTATGGTACTTTTTATCAACCTCATACAGATAAGGAATGACAACTTCCTCAGAAACCCATTCCTTTACAATCTTTTGTTCATCACACCATTTGAATGCATTACGTTCCCAAAGTGATCGAAAAATAACATTGTCTGCATCACCTTTGTACTTAGACTTATTTTTAACTTTATACCTGCCTGAGTATGCCATGATTACCTTATAAATAATAGAAACTTTTTTGTATTTATTAGGAAAAGATGTAATGACACTCAACAGAAACTTTAAGTTTCCTTTAGAGGATGATG